GTTTTTGTGGGAGGAAAACCTCCACAACCACCTCTGACTAATTAAGTCTCTCACCGCACACAGCGGCTGTCAGAACTACGGCATAGCTATAACTCGTAGGTTCTCCTGGCAGTTGTTGTTCATACACTCACATAGGGGGGCGCGTCAAACCCCGAAACCAACTAAAAACGAGAGCATTTTTCGCACTAGCTCCCTTCTCGCGTTGACTTCTGTTGCCTTTGTACTCCCCTCATCACACTGCTGTCAGAGTCAGATTGCCCCACAATGTCGGATTGCCTCCTCCACTGTACGTCGGCGTCATCTGCACCTGAATCGCCCCGACTCCGTCGCAAGCGATGTACGCATTCACACTCTGCGGCACCAAAGTGTTAACGGCAGTCGCATACACTGCCTGTGCGTAACCAGCGATCCCTGCGGTCGCGCCCAAAGCAGCGCCCTTCCAAAGGATCTGAGTTGTGATTTCTGTGTTGGCCGACGAGCCAAACTCCACGAGCGAGTCACACGACACGCGGTAGTTACCCGGCGGAGGAACGATCGCTCCAGCCGTGTTCACAGCACCAACCCCATTGACCAGCACTGCGGCCATCGTGAGGATGGTGGGGTTTCCAGAGCCCACCGTCGCGACTTGTCCAGCCGTCAACGATGCAAACTCAGCCGCCGAATGATTCGTCGGGGCGGCCGCCGTGTTCTCCAAAACAGGAATTGAAAGCGTGCACTTATAGCGCACGTGCAACTCTCCCACTGTCACGTTATGCAGGATGCCCTGCGTGGCAACATTCAACACCCCGACGTCATACGTCTTGATGTCGGCCCCTCCAGGGACACCGCCAGGACGCACAAAGAACGCATCCTTCTCGCGGTTCAGCTCCGACTTCGGAATCAGCAGAAACTGGTTGTTGCATGGCATGTCATCAACGTGTGGCTCAGTGTCTTCCAGTTCCTGCTTGTTCGCCGGTGGCGGATCAGCAGCATCTGAGTCAAAAGACATCATCACCTTCCCGACTTGCCCATCAGTGGCAAACTCGGAAACCTCGCGCTTGTAGTAGAACTCGCAGTAGTCGAAATGGTACTTCTCATAACGTGCTGCGATGGTGGAAAGCCACGGAAACGTGGCGGCCTGCCCCGGATTCACGAAGTACTGGGTATCATTGAAGTTCGGCTGATTCAGCACGTTCACTTCCCCGATGTACTCGTCATTCTCGATGGGCAAAGACCTTCGACCGAGCTGTCGGTTGGCAGTGGATCCACGGCCCGCAAGGTTGCGTTCCTGTGGAGCCAATCCCCGACGTCCTCGATTTCGATTTCGCTTCTTCCTTTTGCCTGCGGCTGAGGGTGGGAGGCCAAGAGCGCTGCGCAGGGCCTGAACGTCCTTCGCAACCATTCCGGTTGCGCGGCCATTTGCTGCTGCGACTTTCGCTTTCTTGGTCTTGCTCTTCGTCATGGATTCAAAGAACTTGGCTACCTGATTAAACGATGGTAAGTCGCGTATCCCGGACAATTGTTGCAATGCGGCTAACACGTCCAAACGTCCCTTGCGCTTCACCTTAGGAGCGCCAAAACGAGGTTGGTACAGGCAACGGATGGCATCCGTTCCTAACGTGGCCGGCAGGCTGTCAACTGTCAACAGCTCTGCCTCGAGATCCAGCCATTCCGGTATTGGGTCGTCGAAGCCTCGACTGAAACACAAGTCCTGCAGCGCATGGAAAAAGCACTGTTCAGAGACAGGATTCAGGGACAACGGCGTCTTCTTAAGGCGCTGGTACCAGCTCTTGCTATGATGCAAAAGCTTTCCCGCCTTCTCGAAGTCCGGTTTGGTCAGGCCTGCGGCACTGGCTAATCGGCGCATAGTGTTACACAACGCCGACCCAATGGGGGTTCGTAACATCCCCGCATCAGTTGAGATTGCCGCTGCATGCATCTCCAAATGTTTGTCCCCCCCATAGATCTTCTGGGTATCTGGGAACAGGAAGAATGTCTTAAGCCATGCCATCGGGCACCACTTGATTCCTTCCTCATCCGGAACGAACAACCCTCCCAGGTATGTTCGTCGGGTAATTTTTGAGAAGCGCAACACACTGCCAACGTCATACTCCCATTCGAGCAGGTGACCATTGCTGGTCCCCGCATCATGGATGAGTCTTCCGAGCTCCTCAGGATCTTCCGCGTCACCGGAAACCCATTCGTCCCAAGCGCGACAAACAAAAAGCAACTGACAGAAAACTGCTTGAATTGACGTCAACGGGTTCCCTGTAACGGTACTAACGTGAGTCGCAGTCCAAAAGAATCGCTTGTCTGAAGGCTCCCCCCTCACTTTCAACTCCCTCAGGCCCTTGCAGCGTTCCAAGTGGTTCTTCACCTCTCGGTCGCTCAGCCCGCCCTTTCGCATCAAATCCGCAAAGCACAATTGGACGTTCAAACCACAAGTCTTATCACAAGTGGCCAAGTCATATGCCGCGAACTGCGCGTTTTTGCCCACCCAATGACGACGGTGACAAACAAACATCATGATGTTGTCGTCTCCCAACGCCAACATGTGAAAACCGTCTTCGCAGCCTCGCTTCTCAATCCAGAGATCAAGCAGGTCCGCTCGGGAATCCAACATGTAGGTGAACGAAAAGAGGTGGCCATGGCGCCTGACCTCAAAGGGTTCGGAAAAGTTCCGCTTCCACACCAAAAGCCAACGCATAAGATCCAGCTGGTCCGTCTCGATTGGGAAAATCGGACGGCTTTTGACTTGTTCCGGCTCCGCCAACGCATCACTGACAGGAAGCTCTTCATCTGTCTTGATAACAATCGGCTGAATTGGCACCTTGGGCTGACCTTCCTTTTCCATCTCATCCAAACGACTCATGTACCACTTTGTCTTTTGCAAGCCAAACTCCTGTCCAATAATGTACTGGCGGAACTCGGCAATAGACATGGGTTCTACGGCTCGAAAGAAATCAAAAATGTACTCGGTGGCAACCTCATAGCCAAGGCGAACGCTCGCCAAGTCGGAGGGTGGTACGGGGGACTCGAGGCGGAACTTGACCATCTGACACTGAGACAAAAGCCCTCCCTGTGGACGGGCCAAAAGCTCAGAGGCAGCGCATTTCAACGCGACGAGTTTTCTGGTGGCGAACTCCTCATGCAACGCTGCAAGAAGAAGCTCGGGTCGCTGTTTAACGGAGACCAACTCGTTCCCTTCCTTCACATACACCGTAGCTGGCACCCATTCGAAATCCTCGGTATGGAAAACGATTGGCGCCTGCTCGGCCTGATCCAAGTAACTGTCCACGGCCTCTTGAAGGACCGCTTCACGCAATTGTACAAAGACCCGCTTCTCGCGCCAAGTCTGCACACAATTCACTCCAGCGTGCAAAAGAATTGCTACTGGTAGCGGCATGATGGACAACAAACCATGGGCGATAATGCGAATGATGGAATCTCGGATGAAGTGAACAACCTCCTCCCTATCGTACGACTCAGCGTAGAAAATGTCAACCGCGTCCGCCACAATTTCGATGGCAGCCAACACGAGAAACACTGGAGAGGCAACTCTTTTCAGGCACTCTTCAACCGTGGCCTTCAGGAAGATGGGGACAAATTGGGTCAACACATGGAGTATGTTGTCCAACAGCGGATGCTTTGAGAGCAAAGAGACGACAATTTCAGTCGACCTCCGAACCCAAAAGTACCCCAGAACGCTCTCGCGTATCTGGTTCAACTTGCGTTCCACCATTGGGGCGGCACCAAGAGCGCGCTGCAACAACTTAGCGATGTCCAAACAAATCGGTCCACCGCCAGTTCCCAGCCAAGCCTGCACGCGAACGCACCAGGCCCAAAAACGCTCCCAAATAGCCACACCCCAGACCTTGACCGCGCGAATGCTCTCCATAAGAAAGCCTAAGCGGGTGGTCTCACCCATCAACGAAACAATCGGTTCCGAGATTACAGGGCCCACCGACAAGCGCTTCTCAAGCTCGCGCTGACGATAGGATTTTGCCACGTCGGCAACCGACGCGACCACACCCCCTGGCTCATAAAAGCTCTGCTGCATTTCAAGCGCCATTGCGTAAGTACGCATACGGGCTTCATACAGAACCGGGCCCAGAAAGCCCAGTTGAGTGTGTTGTGAGGCAGGCATGCTCCGTTGAAACTCACCCTCGCAATCACGATAGAAGTTGCGGACGGCAGAGTCCTGCGTACGCAGAACAGACATGGCCTTAGGCCTCAGGACGTTCAACAGACCAGGAATGACACCATCATCCACATATCCCACACGGGGAATGCGCTCAGCATCGTCTGTAACCGCCCCAACAGGCGCCACGCTGAAATTGACACAAAACAGCGTGCGGTAACCAATCCTCCCAACGAAGTTTTTGGTCATGAGCACATGGGTCCCGCCGGGTGCTACGAACACGTAACGGGTATGCTCAAAGTAGGCATCAGCCTCCCAAGAGTGCGTATAATGAGCGTCGCAGCCTCCAGCCCCCACAGCTGAATACCAAGTAACGATCCCATCACGCTTGTAACCGACCCCCTCCAAGTGATCCAACGCCTTCTGAGCCGGCGTGGTCACCTTACGATACTTCTGTTCGCCATCATCATTCAAGACGGGCACTCCCTCATAGAAAGAGGGTTCAGAAGACGTACTCTCCTCAACCGCTGGAACAGCATAGCGATGCAGAAAAACACAATCGCCCGAGCCACGGAAATCCATCAACGAAATCAACACCTTCACACCACCCGATCGAAAATCAGGCGATTTGTGCAATTCATGATAGGCAAAAAAGGTCTCCGGGGGGTACCAATATGCCGCATCGTTGCACACGTAAAGGGTGTTTCGGACGAACTTGTCTTCCATGACCAGCTCTCGTCCCGACGCCGCTCGATCATTGCCAAACTGGCCGCGGCGCGTCCTAAGGACGGGTGTCTTTCGCTTCGTCTTGCTCATCACGTCGCTAAAGAAAGTGACCTCAGAAGGTCGAAAATCCATGACAACTATGACTCCAGCAGTCTTGAAGTCTGGGGTCTCTGCTTCCATATTCTGAATCATCGCACGGCATCCTGCACCAATAACATGCAGATTTTTAGGATCGCCAGGACGACAATGGTGAGTGAGAACTCCCAGGGAGTTGAGAACACGCTCTTGATCGCGGTCCTCAGGGTGGACGCTCA